TAGTCATTCCCATAACTCTACAATATTTTTCTATAGCATAGTCTTCGTATCTTTGTCCGTGTAAAGTTGCTACATTAGAAATAAACGGTTTTGGATCATATCCGCATTTTTTAAATAGTAATTCATGCGGTTTTTGATAAGGATTAATATTAAGAGCTGTTGCAGCATCACTAGATGTTAATTTATTTTCTCTTTGAGCAAACCATTCAGCGCTTCTTTGTTCATATTGTGGAATATTTAAAAGTTTATCTATAATATTTTTCCCAGACATTATTATTATATATATTATCTCTTTATATATTAATGACACCTTATAATAATAGTTTAAATACTGTAACGACCAAGTTATATGGAGATGCTCAAATATTAGATCACCTCGTTAATGGAGTAAAATGCTACATTTACACGTTTTTCAACTCCTCTTCTTTAAAATTTATTAAATTTGCTTACAGTCAAACAATTAACTTAAAAATAAATTTAATAAATTTTAAATGAGATTTCATTGTTTAGGAGTTCCTCATACCATTTCAAGTCCAGATTATGTATCTTGTGCTTATACACAAAAAGTTGTTAAATTTTGTAAAATGATGCGTGATAGAGGACATATTATATTTCATTATGGACATGAAGATTCTATCGTAGAGTGTCATGAACATATTACAGTTGTTACAAGAGAACAATTTAATAAAATTTATGGCAAGCACGATCATACCACTAAATTCTTTAAGTATGATACATCCGATGATGTTTATACTACTTTTTCTAGTAATGCTATAGTAGCTATAAATGAAAGAAAGGAAATTAACGATTTTATCTTACCATTTTGGGGATATGCTGCTAAAAATATATGCGATGCTCACCCTGACTTAATATGTGTAGAACCTGGAATTGGATATGGAGGAGGGCACTGGGCTAAATGGAAAATTTTTGAATCATATGCTATATATCATGCCTATTGTGGTCTTTCATCTGTTAGTCGTTGTCAACAAAGTTGGTATGATGTTGTAATTCCTAATTATTTTAATACTAATGATTTTGAATATTGTGATGAAAAAGAGGATTACTTTTTATTCGTCGGAAGAATATACGAAGGTAAGGGTATTCATATCGCGATTCAAGTAACAGAAAAGATTGGTGCTAAACTCCTAGTATGTGGTCAGGGATCTCTAGAAGATTGTGGTTATAAAACAATACCTGAACATGTTACTTATATAGGTTCAATTGATAAAACAAACCGAAAAATGTTAATGTCAAAGGCTAAAGGAGCATTTGTTGCGTCCCAGTACGTTGAACCATTTGGAGGAGTACAAATAGAAATGCTAATGTCTGGAACTCCAACTATTACAACAGATTGGGGAGCATTTACAGAAAATAACATTCATGGTGTAACTGGCTATAGGTGTAGGACATTTGATCATTTTTGCTGGGCGGCTAAAAATATTGATAAAATTAAACCATCTGATTGTAGAAAATGGGCATTAAATTTTACACTGGAAAATATATCAAAAATGTATGAAGAATATTTTCAAATGGTCCTAGACGTTTATAATTCAAAAGGGTGGTATCAAATTAGTGAAAATAGGAATGATTTAAATTGGTTAAATAAAAATTTATCTAAAAAAATAAAATGGTATACATTTTTTACAAAAGATTATACAATTTGGTATGAACATCTAAAATGTAAATTAAAAGATAAGTTTGAAGTAAACGGAATATTATTAAATGAATTAAATATTCATAATCAACATTGTCAACATCATTTTACTGGATGTTCAGACAGGATAAAATTAATAATAGCTGCAATTTATGAAAATTTAGGAGAAACAATAGTATTCAGTGATTGTACTTTATATTTTAAAGATGTGGATAAATTACATGAAATAATTAGTAATTCGAGTGAAACAACCTATGCAAAAAATAGTGTAGCAAATGATATTAATATAGGTCTCATTGTATTAAAATGTACTCAAGATGAATTAAATTTTTGGCATAATGTATTAGAAAAAATGGGACCTGAAGTTCACGAACAAACTTTAGTTGATAATTTGGCTACGAGCACTCCAAATTATAATTATAGTTTATTTAATAGGAATGATGTTTTTTGTGGATTTGTAATTAATGAAAACAAACATATTGTACCAGAAACATTCTGTGCATTAAAATTATTTGTAACAGCAACCAGTGATAAATATACAAGATTTATTGATCGTTTAAACACTTTAACGATGCTAAAATTAAAATTATAATCTAGTTTTTACCGTATCCGTTTATTTTTAGTATGTTATCGACTTGCTGAATAGGTCTAAATGTGTTAGAATTTGGAGGTATCGTCTTCATTTCGTCGTGAGGATAGTATACAGTTCCATCATTTTTATGAATAATATTTCTATCATCAATGTGATTATCTATTATAATTTCATCTACTATAGGAATAAATATTTTAGCTCTACCCAAATTAACAAAATTTTTAAAAGGATTCATTTATTAATATTTAAATATATATTTATTTATTATAATATATAAATGACAACTCCCAATAATAATAGTTTAAATACTATAGCGACCAATTTATATGGAGATACTCAGATAATAGATTTTAACTTCCCCACGATTAATACCGATGAAATATTTAAAAAACAAGATGGAGATAATATTACAGGTACGAAAATATATAGTACAGGAACGAATACTACCAATAAAATCACTATGACATCTGACACTAGCGGACTAATAAACGTTGGAACTATAGAAGGAGAAAGAGATATTATTTCAAATACCAGTAAATTACATATAAATGCCACGGGTACTCAAACCGATGGAATAACTATAACAAGTCAGGGGAGAGTAGGTATTGGTGTAACTGACCCACAGGAAGACCTTGAACTTGATGGAAATATACAATTAGACACAGGCGGCGTACAAAGAGGACGAGTTATTTTTTATGATAAACAAAACGACCATGAACACGCCGAAGTAGATGGCCTTGGTGAATTAAATGATGGAGGTATGTTAGCATTTTACACAAAAGAAGATGGAGGTAATGTAACAGAAAAATTAAGAATTAATAATCAAGGTGCTTTAGGTATCGGTGGTGCTAATTATGGAACATCAGACCAAGTATTAGTAAGTAGAGGTCAAAATGATCCTGTAAAATGGGTAGACAACACAGACACTACCTATAGTGGTGGAACTGGTGTTACTATTAATGTTAGTAATGAAATTAATATAGGACAATCAGTAGGAACTAGTGATAGTCCGAGTTTTATTCAATTATCATTGGGTGATGCCGGTGGAAATCCAGGTATTTTAAACTTACAAAATCTTACTAATCTTGGATTAAATATAATAGCACAAATAAAATGTAGTACAGAAGGCAATAATGGAGGACAATTAGTATTTTACACAAAAGAAGATGGAGGTAATATAACAGAAAAATTAAGAATTAATAATCAAGGTGCTTTAGGTTTCGGTGGTGCTAATTATGGAACAGCTGGTCAAGTACTTGTAAGTAATGATAGTAATGCATTACCAAGTTGGCAGGAGCCATCTTTACTCATAGCAACGGGAACTGGATTTCTAGACTTCGGTTCTAACATTGACACACCTATAAATTTTTCTAACATTAAAGTTACGGGAAGTGCTTTACCAACAGATTTCCCCGCAAACGGCTCTGTATGGACTTGTCCTGCATCAGGAGTATACCATATAGAATGTTGTAGTTATATGACGGGTACTACTTACGACCAAATAGAAAACAACTTCTTGGATTTACGGATTAGTACGAATTTCGGTGTTTCGTTTTTTACCACTGGTACAAGTAGAATACAAATCGGTCCTAATGAACGTATCGCTGCAAACACTCGTCATATATCCCGATACATTAATATGTTTGCTGGAGACCAACTACGAATGGTGGTAACTGGTAGAGTAGCCGCTGGAAACGTTCGTGTAGATTATAACAATGATAGGACTATGTTTCAGATATTAAGGGTAAAGTAACGGAGATTGTCAGAATAATTTACGACATTAAATTGGGTCAGGGAGAGATAGTAAAATAGTTGTAGCAGTCATGTTCATCGTCGATTACAAAATAGTCAACA